ATTATAACGCGCTAAATATTAGTGTATTAGGAGATAAATTTTCAGCAAGAAAGGGTTACGTCTATGTCGGGTAACGTGATGCTTGTGTTTTTCTTGCTGGCTGTGATGTTCGGTGGCGCTTGTTTCGGCCTTGGCATTGTGGAGGGTTGCCGGCGAACCACAAAGAGGATCTTGCGAAACATCACTCAAAAGGATGAGAAGAAGAAATGAACTCGTCAATCTCCTCGTTTCCTCGTTCGGCGATCAAAGATTCCTTAGGTGTGCATATCAATGTAGATGTGTCTACTTATCTACATTACGCGCTTAATTCTAATGATGAAAAAAAATTAGGAAGGAGATCCGGAATGATGCTGGATGAAAAAAATGTAAAAAAAATGAAAAATAGTGTTGACTGGTGGTTAACCACCGATTATGTTGAGCGCATGCCAAGTCAACGGAAGATAGACAAAAAACAGATTTCAGTATGGATCCCCATCGTCCTCTTCCGAAAATTTCAAAAGAGAGCAAAAGAACTGAATATGACGATGACTGAAATCATTACCGCTTATTTAGTTCAACAAACTCAAAACGTAATCCTTACACCCGAAGATTATGAAAACATCGCCCGAGAAATACGAGAAAAAGCAAATAACAATTAACCTCCCTATTGACTTATTTGAGCAAATAAAATTGATTGCGCGGAAAGAACAAAGATCAGTTTCCGGGCAAGTAGTTTTTTTACTCGCGGGTGGTGAACCACCTCTAAAAAAGAGAATCAAAAAGAAGGGAGTTTTTTTATCTATAGGTGGTGAACCACCTGTAAAGAAAACCGAAACTGCCAACCGATAAATATGGATAAGGATAAAAACATAGTTGAACTTCTCATAGAGCTGGACAAGGTTCTCAAGCTCGAAACGAAGGAGGATGTTCAAATGTATTATCTCTCTACGGACCCGGAAGATAAAATTTTCCGGATGAAATACGCAGGGAGAATTTACGGAGCCCGGAGGCTTTTAGGATTGAGCCTTGAAGCCATTCCCGGCGCATTATTGCCCTCCGAGCCAGTAGACGAGTTTTCCGAGCTGGTGAATAAATCTAAATCCTCCGGCAACAATGATCATTGAATACGACGACGAAGACCGGTGTATCCGGGTGGACGGAGAAGCCATCTCCTACGGAAGAGCTATAGGCCTCATAGAGGAGCTGCAACAGGCCCTTGACGAGTGGGATTTTGACCACGCCCCGCAGTGCGACAACCCGGACGGACACTACGACGACTAAACGACTTTTAACCAATCGCCCGGCCCAGGTGGGGCCTAAAACCAAAACACAAATCGAAAAAACGGTAGATAGAGAAATACGGTCTGGCAGGCGCGGGGCGTAAAATCCCGTCCGGGCGGCCAATTTAGAAGAACGAACATGAGCGAAAACAAAACAACAATGACCACCCTTGCGACCGCGCTGGAAACGCTGGCCGGAGTATTGCGGGAGCTGGCAACCACGCCTGTTCCTTCTACGCCGGAATCGTCTTCCGTTTCCCTTTTCGGAGCAACCGAAAAAAAGTACGCACGCAGCTCCACATTAGCCATTTACTATGACATTTCGTCCCGTCAGATGGACAACATCCTCGCACGGGCCGGGAAGAACATAAGAAGGCTGGAAGGGGTTGGAAAAGGAACCCTTTACAACATGGAAGACGTGGAAAAATACTTAACCAACAACAGAAAATGACTACGTATCAACACCTGATCGACCGGGGCCCCTACAAGGGGATGGTGGAAACGCTCACCGACAACCCGCACCCGTCCAAGACGGCCCGCTGTTACATGTGCGCCGAGCCGCTGAAAGCCTCGACTTCATGGATGTCCCTGGTAGGGGACCATCAGAACGGCGTCTTCTGCGCCCGGTTTCTGTGTCCTTTGTGCGCCAGGGAACGCCTCAACGGCATCCCGGACGACGCGGAACGGAGCTGGAACTACACACATGATGCCAAGCCCAAAGCCTTCTGGATAGAAAGGCTCTTTGAAAAGTTCATGGCCTTTTTTGTGTGGTCTCTGATCGTCTTGGCAGGAGGATTTATCTTATTTGTCTTCTTCCTGCTGATTAAAACCTTTTTTAACTGATTAACAAAATAAATAAAATGGAATTTAAAGATTGCACTGTTGGAACAAAAGTACAAATCAAAGGCACAATATGTGAAGTATTTGATAAACTGAAATCCGTAGCCTTAGAACTAAAAGGAGGGCATAAATTTCTTTTCGGTTATGACTTCTTTGAACGGGATGTTAATCAATATGACCCGAAGAGGAAATTCAGAAAGGGCGATATAGTCAGGCCCGATTACAAGGGGAGGAAATGGGCTGGCATGCTGGACGAAGGTATAGATTACAAAGTTCTAGAAGATGAAAGCCACGATGGACAAGTACTCATTACGATAGATAAAATTGCAAACCCCCGCGGATGGGGGGGAGGTGGATTTTTCCAGGCTGGTTTTGATTAAACCAATAGAAAAAATTAAATTGGAATGCCCTTACTATGTTGATGAATCATGTGGATGCTTTGATGTTCGCCGTGAAGGTGAGAATAACGATAAATATATATGCTCCATCTACTTCGGCGACCACATCGGGGTAACCAGAGACAAGGCCCTGGAGAAAGCTGAAGAGCTTTGCGACGAAAAGAATCGCGAGTACCGCGAATCCTTGAAAAACTGAAAAGCTTTTGACGGTTTTTCCAAACCGTCCCGCCCTCACGGCATGAGGAAGCAATAACCAATAGATAACATCATGAGTGAAGTAACTAAACGACAAGTGCCCGGAGATGTCTTTTTTGAAGGGCTTTCCGAAATTAACGAAGGGGCTCTTTTGGAGGCCCTGGATACCAAGATGACCAGCCTTGTTTCCGCCGTGCTGGCAACCGGGAATAATGGTTCCCTGACTCTTAAGCTGAACGTGAAGCGCAAGGGAGGCGTGAATCAGGTGGTAATCGAGCCGAAGGTTACGGCTTCTATCCCGGATCCGACGATTGCCCCGCGCATTATGTTTGCCGATACCTCCGGCACCCTGCACACGGACGACCCAGCCCAGGGGAAACTGGACCTGGATGCTCCTGTGAAGGTGACATTCCCGGCTGCTGCCGATGTTGATGCTGCCGATACTCCCAGGAAGGTGAAGCAGGCTTAAGTTCTCCAACAACCCTATAACAATATAAACATCATAGAATTAAATTATATGGATAACTTGAATGAAGATACTCTGGCAGCCGTCCGCGTGCAGGAAGTGGCGAATGGCCGTGCCGCCGTCGTGCCGGATGGATATACCCTTTATCATCTGGATTGCCTGGCGTTGACGCCTCCGCGCAAGTCAGGGGGAGTCCAATTGCTGGATCTGGAAACGCTGGCAGATTTCGTGAAGGCGGAGGATGCCGAAAATGGCGTCAGGAGCGTGATTTACGTGAGCGACAGAGATGTACACGCCGTGCTCAATTATTATTCCAAGGATGGTAATGGATGGGGTGATCATCACGCCACCATGCAGCTCAATAAGACGGTGGAATGGGAGAATTGGACCAAATACGACGGACAAGCTATGTCTCAAAAGGATTTTGTTGAATTCCTTGAAGAGAACAGTAAGGACGTGATGGAGCCCACCCCGTCTGAAATGCTGACGCTGGCGAGCAAGTTCGATATGCACCGCAAGGTGGAGTTCAAGAGCGCTTACCGCGCTTCCGACGGCGAAACGAAGCTGACCTACAACGAAACGGTGGATTCCAAGTCCGGGGAATTGAATGTTCCCACGGAGTTCACGATTGCGATTCCGGTTATCCGGGGAGCCGAAGGAGATACCACGTATCAAATCAAGGTGCGCCTGCGTGTGCGCCTGGCTGATGGGAAGCTGTTTTTTGTGTACCAGCTTATCCGTGCGGATATCCCGGAGCGAAACGCGATTAAGGATATTGCCGACAAGCTGGCAATGGAGCTGCCGGAGAACCGGATTCACCGTGGTGCCGTGTGCATGTGCACGAAATCCGCCTTCACCGGAGAAATTGACCGATAAAATGAGTTGGCCGGGGCCAGCGCCAACTGGTCCCCGGCCTGTTATCAATAGCTAACCAATAGAATACTAATAACGTGAATACCAATACTACAAACGAACTTTCCAATCAAGCGCCGGGCAATCCGTTTGCCGTTCAGGCTTCCGCCGGAGGCGGGGCCCTGGCTGCCATGACGAGCAATGCAGCCGTTACTTCCGTGCTGGCCTCCATTTGGATTGCCAAGCAGTTTCCGCGGGATTTGGCCGAAGTGACGGCCCGCATGAACCAGGCTTGTTCCCGGCTGACGCTGGCGCAGTCCGCCACGTATGCTTTTCCCCGCGGGGGAACGACGGTGGAGGGACCCAGCATCCGGTTGGCGGAGGCGCTGATCGGGGCCTGGGGGAATGCGGAGGCCGGATGGAAGGAGGTTGCCCGGCACTGGGATCCAAAGGGAACGGACGGCAAGGGCTGCATGGTTTCCGAGTGTGTGGCGTTTTGTTTTGACAAGGAGACCAACGTGAGGAGAGAGATTTCCTTTTCGGTTCCTCATACCCGAGATAAAGCTGAAACTGATGCCAGAGGGAAGAAGACGGGGAAGATGTTGCGGGTGCCGCTGGATAGTGAGCGCGATATTTACGAGCTTTGTGCCAATATGGCTTCCCGCCGCATCCGCGCCTGCATTTTACAGGTTCTTCCCGGGTGGCTGACGGAGGAGGCTTTGGCAGTGACGAAGAAGACGCTGGAGAATGGCGATTCCCGGCCTCTGGCGGATATTATCCGGTCTTTGGAGGCGAAGTTCCGGGAGTACGGCGTTTCCCGCGCGATGCTGGAGGCGAATTTGGGGCACAAATTGGAGGAGACGACCATGCCGGAGGTAGTGAAGCTGGGTAAGGTGTTTAACAGTATTGCCGACGGGATGGTTCGGGTGAAGGATGTGTTCCCGGATGACGACCAGCCCGCCAGGGAACCTGCCCTGCCGAAGACTCCTGCGTCTGCTCCCGCTTCCAAGGCGTCTGCCAGGACGGTGCAGGCCCCGCCGCCTGCAACCGCTCCGGCGCCGGTAGACGGTATTCCCGGGCTGGATGTGCCGGAGGATGTGCCTTCCTTTGGTTCTTTTGAGCATTAACCCCTGACCTGTTGACGATGATGGACGCAATGGATATGATTAAGGATGAACGTCAGGGGCTGCCCAGCGCGAGCGGGATGCAGCGGCTTTTCCTCTGCCCCGGGTCCTGGCAGGCGGAGAAGAAGTGTCCCGTGGATGAAGAGAGCGAGGACGCCGCCCTGGGCACGATGCTGCACGCCTGCATGGAACAGGGGACGATGCCGGAGGATCCGGAGGACGCGGAGGCCGTAGCCTGGTGCCGCGAGATGGAAGACTCCCTGTGCAACAAGTATCTGGGATGCTCGTACATCCGTTATCGGGAACTCAGGTTGTTTGAGCGCGGCGACCGTCTGTTCTCCGGCAAGCCGGATTTGGTTGCCGTGGGAGTACGCAAGGCTTTCGTGGTTGATTACAAGTTCGGCCGTCTCCCCGTGGCGGCTGCCGAGTGCAATTTGCAGTTGAGCGCCCTGGCTGTGCTGGTGATGGATATGTTTGACGAGGGGGATATAGACGAGGTGTTTGTGTGCATTTTGCAGCCTTACGCGAGCCGGAAGGAGCCTGCCGTATGCGGGTACACCCGCGAGAGCGTGGAGCAGGCGCGGGCGTTTTTCCGGGCCTGCATTGAGCAGGCACAGGATGAGCACGCCCCGTTGAAGCCCAGCGAGAAGGCTTGCCGGTATTGCCGGGCCCAGTCTTCCTGCCCGGCGGTGAAGCTGGCTTTGGTGCAGGTGACGTCCGGGGATTTGACAGCAGCCTGGGAGGAATGGTCTCCCGAAAAACGGAGGGAAGCCTACGATCTTGCCAAACTGGCGAAGCGGTGGGCGGCTTCCGTGGAGTCCAAGGTGAAGGCGGATTTGAAAGCCGAGGTGGAGATTCCCGGTCTGGTTCTGGCTCCCGGCAAGAAGGCGTTTACGATTACGGATGCCGCTGCGGCCTTTCAAATCCTCAACGGCTTATTCCCGGACGGCATCACGGCGGCTGCGTTCACAGGCTGCTGCAAGGTAGGGATTACCGACCTTGACAAGCTGGTGCATGGCGTGCGCAAGGCTGCGGATGCCGGCGCCAAGGTGGCCGAGTCCAAGAACTGGCTGCGGAAGACGCTGGCCGGATGCGCGGAAGTGAAGGTTTCTGACGGATCCGTGAAGGAAGTGGAAGGAGGTGAGGCATGATGACCACATTGACCATTACTTTGCCCCACACTCCGCGGGAACTCTCGCCTAACGCCAAGACTCCCCTCACGCAGAGGGGGGCCATTGTGGCCGGTTATAAGAAGACGGCTGCCAAGAGCCGTGCCCGGAATATAGCCTGGGGCCGGACTTGTGAAGCCCTGAATGGCCGCAGGATGATGCCGACGCATTACCGGGTGATCTGGTTTTACAAGGGCAATAAACCGGATGCGGACAACCGCCTTGCCCGCTGCAAGGCGTACCTGGACGGAGCCTGCAAGGCCCTGGGCATTGACGACCGGACGCTGGACTGCGCGGGGATTGACCGCGTGCATGACTTGGGCCGCGCCGGACAGGTGGAAATCGTGTTTGAAAGGAGGGACGATGAAAACGCCTAAATGCCCTATTTGCGGTGTACCGTTGAAACCCATTCGAGGATATGATGTCCATGGAATAACAACCGACTGGGTTGCTGGTTGCTACAATTGTTTCTTCCAGAGTTCCCATTTTTGGAAAACCAAGAAAGCGTGCATTGAAGATATGGATAGGCTTGTTTCTTTGTTTCCTCCCATCATGAGGGTCTGGCCGGGGGACAAGCTCGTATATAGTAGCAGTATTTATCCCGTTACGATTGTCTCTAAGGACCTTGATTTATGCAAAATAACCGTTCGCGACTACGCAGGAGACGCTTCCATCATTTACTGTGATGAGGTGGAGCAATGGCCGTGGGAGATTGAGCAGAAAGGAGGAAGCAATGATATTTGATATTGCGCAACTTATAGTTTTTTTAGCCACCGTCGCCGCGTATGGGTATTACCTTTATTTGATTGGTAAAGTTAAAGGGCTTCTTCAAGCGGTTAATGTCGTTCTTTTACAAAGAAAGGAAGAAAATGAAAATGACGCCTGAACAGAAAGCGTTTTACGAATGCGGAAAATCCGTGGAGTCCGTCAGGGAAACCATTCAGAAAATCCGGCAACACGCCATTCATGAATTTGGAGAGCCATATTACCTTTTGATGCCCTCTGAAAAAAGGATCTTAAGAATGGCAACGGACCTTGCCGGGAAAATCCATACCGTCCGCCAGAAGCGGGCCGCGTGCCGGGTGTGGGTGCATCCTATGCGAAGGAGATGCTCGAACTGTAAACATGAGCTAATGCAGTACAAGTTCTGCGCAGCCTGCGTCCATGAAGGATGGCCTGTTTACTGGGAGCCGAGAAAGGAGGGGGAGTGAATGAGCTGGCTCTTTTCGCGGGCGCTGGTGGAGGCATACTTGGAAGCGAGCTGCTCGGATTCCGCACCGTTTGCGCTGTCGAACTTGAACCCTATCCCGCAAGCGTACTGCTCGCCCGACAAAATGACGGCTTACTCCCGCCTTTCCCGGTTTGGGATGACGTACGCACCTTTGACGGACGACCGTGGCGCGGCCTTGTTGACGTGGTATCTGGAGGCTTCCCGTGCCAGGACATTTCAGCCGCAGGAAAAGGCGCCGGCATTGACGGCGCCCGCTCCGGCCTCTGGCGGGAAATGCACCGGATTGTTGGCGAGGTACGACCTCAATATGTCTTTGTGGAGAACTCCCCAATGCTCACTTCTCGCGGGCTTGGATGTGTTCTTGGAGACTTGGCCGCGATCGGGTACGATGCGGAATGGATGGTGCTGGGAGCGGACGACGTGGGCGCCCCGCATGAGAGAAAGCGCATGTGGATACTTGCTGTCAAATCCGCCGCTGGGGCTGGCCATGAAATTTGCAACCCCGCAAGCCAGGGATTTCAGGACGGGAGAAGCCAGAAGATGGGAAGACCCAGCCCGAAGCCGGAACCTGAACGACCAGATTGCAAAATTCCCGACTCCAACCTCACGGGATTGGAAGGACAGCGGCTCCAGCCAGGGCAATCGGAAGTCCCCGAATTTGGGAACTATAGCCAGCAGATTTCCTACCCCAAGAACAAAAGGCATGTGCGGAGGAAGTGGGGCTTTTCAGAAAATGAAAGCCCTGGAAGCCAAGGGAATTATCACGCCGGACGAGCGGAAACAAATGACTGCGGGGAGTGGTGGTCAGCTGAACCCGACGTGGGTCGAGTGGCTCATGGGGTGGCCGCTAGAGTGGACCGACTTAAAGCCATTGGCAACGGGCAAGTTCCTGCAGTGGCGGCAACTGCATTCCGGGTTTTACTCGAACGATTCACGAACTACAACCCCCAACTGACGCTTTTTTGATTATGGCCGGAGACTGGATCAAAGTTGAACACACGACGCCCGACAAACCGGAAGTGGTGAAGCTGGCCGGCATCCTTGGCATTGATCAGGATGCCGTGGTTGGCAAGCTTCTTCGCCTCTGGATTTGGGCCGATCAGCAATCCGTCTCTGGTAACGCCATTACCGTTACAAATTCGTTTCTCGACCGTCTCGTATTCTGCCCCGGCTTCGCCGCCGGGCTTGTCAAAGTCGGCTGGTTGAATGGACGCGAGGGCCTCCTTTCAATCCCCAATTTTGACCGCCACAACGGCCAAACCGCCAAAAATAGGGCCAATACGAACCGCCGTGTTGCGAATAGTAGAAAAGCTCATAATGAGCGAGTTGCAAAAACATGTAACGCAAATGTAACGCTCGGAGCGTTACAAAAACCGTTACCAGAGAAGAGAAGAGAAGAAGATACTACTACTACAACTACAACCGGGCGCGAAGTCCGCCAATTTCCTCATGACGTTTCCGAGGTGGGTCGTTTTATGGCCGCCCAGGCACTGCACCCGATCGGAGACGAGCTGACACGGTGTGCCGAACGTTTTTTCAACGAGCAGTCCGCCGTTGGGTGGCGGAACAGGCACGGCGTGCCTCTCTCGGATTGGCGACCGATGGCCCGCCAATACGCCGCTACCTGGGCGCGGAACAATGCGGACGCATCCGTGCTGAAATCCTCCCATGCTGCGGGATCCCCGCTAAAATCAACATTTAAACCATCAAGAAGAGATGACCTCTGGAAAGATTGACGACCCCATTGACGCTAGGAAAGTCCTGGACGGAAAAATAGACAGCCTCCTGACGTCACTGGAAGCGCTGGCTGCAGATGACGGAAAAACCATCGAAGAGATGGAGGCGGAAGCACTGGCTGCCGAGAAGCAGCGGGAAGAAGAACGACGGGCGACGTACGAACGCCTGGGCCTGATTGACCGCGGATTTCCCCGCCGTGCTCTTGATTGTCTCGATGAAGTAACCGGAGAACCGTGGAAGAAAGCGCTCCGTGATGCCTACCGCACCGTTTTAACGCCTGGGAGCATCATTGTGCTGAACGGGCGCTATGGCACCGGGAAAACGGTATTGAGCACGTTTCTGGGGCGTGTCATGTACAGGCGGAAGAAGCGCGTCCTTTATTCCAAGGCTTACGATTACACGATGGCTTTGAGGGAGACATTTAACGGAAATGGATCGGAATCCACCGTCATGCACCGATACAAGGCGCCGTATCTGTTGGTGCTCGACGAATATCACGAGGTTAAGGATACTGAATTTACGGGACCAGCGCTGGAAAGACTCATTGATTACCGGCACCAGAACGGTAAGCCGACCATCCTTATCGCCAACTACAACCCTACAGCCCTGGAAGATCGTCTTGGACCAGCCATTGTTTCCCGCATCCACCTTTGCGGCATCATCATCACCTGCGACTGGCAATCATACCGGGAGATCGATTACCAGAGGAAATCCGAACAATGAGGGAGGAAATTGGACTGGGAGGATGAAGGATAAGCGACTGTATCCACCTTGAATCTTGATTCCGTTTCCTTGAACCAGTAAACTTCAACCGCAGGAAAAAGAAAGCATCACCTACAACCAAAAGAAAACCGGGACGGCCGAGCCTCTACACCGAGGATTTAGCCCAGGAGATCGCCGTGCGGCTAGCCAATGGCGAAACCATGAAATCCATCTGCGCCGACAACCACATGCCGGACGTCTGGACCGTCTGGAACTGGCGGCAAACCAGGCCGGACTTTTCCCAACTTATTCAACGCGCGCGGGAAGCGCAGTCGGAAGCCATGCTTGACGCTTGTCAGGAGCTGGCCGACGAGGCCGCGAAAGTCGCCCTCGACCCGGAATGCGGTTCCGCCGCTGTAGCCGCCAAAAAGCTGGCCATCGAAACGCGGCTGAAAGTCGCCGCCCGATTCGCCCCTGAAAAATTCGGCGACCGGGTCCGTCAGGATGTCGCCGGCGTTCCCGGCGCGCCGCTGGAACGGAAAATCACCCTGGACCCCGAGCAGCTGGCCCAGCTGCAGGAAGACGAGAAAACCGCGCTGGAAACCATCGCCGGCAAACTCCACGCTTAACAGACCAGGACACGCCTCCCCGTCAGCTTCTTTCTTCGCCATGTCCTCCGCCTGGATCCCTATCCCTGGCAGGTGGAGGCCATCAAGGCGTTGTCCCTCGGCAAGCTGACCCTGGGAGGGAAAAGCGTGGCTCTGGTCGCCCCCAACGGATCCGGCAAGACGAGCAACTGCATCGCTCCGGCCATCCTGTACTTCCTCACCTGCTTCCCTCGGGGTCAGGTGCCGGTCACGTCGTCGTCGTGGATGCAGGTGGAAAAGCAGCTCTTTCCCGCGCTCCGCCGCTACATGGATAACCCTTTCTTTGACGGCTGGACATTCAACAAAACCGAGATTCGCACGCCGGAGGGAGGCTTTGCCGTGGGCTTCTCGACCGACAACGCCGGCCGCGCGGAAGGATGGCACCCGAAAATCTCGCCCGACGTGGACCCCGTCTTTTATGTTCTTGACGAGGCCAAAACCATCCCGGACTCCATCTTCACCGCCGTTTCCCGCTGCACGCTCTTCCACGCGTTCATCACCTCGTCGCCGGGATCCGATTCCGGCACCTTCTACGACTGCTTCCACAAAAATTCATCCCTCTACTACAAAATCCGCGTCAAATACGAGGACTGCCCCCACATTGAGATCAACGACCCGGGCAAGGCCGACCGCCTGAAAAAAGAATATGGCGAACAGTCCTCCTTCTACCGCTCCGCCATCCTCGGCGAATTCACCGACCTCGACGGTCAGTCCGTCATTCCCCGGCGCGCCCTCATGGAGCTGGTCAACAACCCGCCTCCCTTCCGGGACACCGGGGAGACCTGCGGCGGCTTCGATTTCGCGGCCGGAGGCGACGAAAACGTCTTCGCGGCCGGCCAGGGCAACCGATTCTTCATCGCCGACCACTGGTCGGATCCGGATACGGTAGGAGCGCGCGGACGGTTCCGCCGCCGGGCGGCCGAACTCGGCATCCCCGCCGACCGCATTTACGCGGACGGAGACGGCCTAGGACTCCCCATCATTGACGACTTCCGCGCCGAGGGCTTCCCGGTGCATTCCTACCGGGGCGGCTTCCCGGCGGACGATACGCAGGCCTTTGTCAACCTCCGCGCCCAGGCATGGCGGGCCCTGGCCCGAGCCATCGAAGAAAAGGAACTCATCCTCGACATTGACGATGACACGATTGAGCAGCTGGTAGCGCCCCGGCTCCAAACCGACGCGATCGGCCGCGTCAAAATCGAAAGCAAGGAAGACATGGCGAAACGGGGCGTCCGTTCTCCCGACCGCGCCGACGCCCTCGTCATGGCCTGGCACGCGCGCCGGCACAGCGGACTGGCCCGGACGCTGGGAGCCTGGTACTCGCGTCCCGTGTCATCCAAACGATCCATCGGGAGATATTAGGGTTGACAACATATCAATATATCCGTATATGACGATATGTAATCAATCGCAGGGTGGTGAAACGGTATCACGCGGGGTTCCTGTCCCCGAATTGAAAGTCCAATTCTTTCCCCTGCAACCACCATTTTCTTTCGCTTCCGGATCAGGTTCAACGCATTAAAAAATATACTCAACGCTCCGAAGCTGGTCGCCCAACAGGAGACCAGAATCAAGGAGCTGGAGACGGATCTCGCCCGGCGAGCCCTGACGGAACAAAGCCGGCAGCCCAACCGTCCCCAATGGTATGAATACTGGGACCCGCTGCAGGGCGCCGACTTGAGCACCCTGGTGGAGGCCAGAAATGAAGCCCGGCGGGGAGCCTTTGCCCGGCAAATGCTAATCTGGGACGAAATCATTTATTCGGACGGGTTGCTGGGCATGCTGTATTCGCGCATGGTGGAAAGCGTCGCCATGCAGGGCTGGAAGATTGACGCCGCGGACGACAGCCCGGAGGCCCAGCGCCAGAAAAACGCCCTGGAAGAATTCTATCACTCCGTCAACGGGCTGCAGCAGTCTTTTGGACAGCTGGCTTCCGCCATGTTTTATGGATACGCCCACCTCCAATACATCGAGGATTCATGGGGCCGCCGCTTTGAATTCATCCCGCAGCGTTATTGGGTGCGGCCGGGAGTGTTGAACGAGTGGCAGTTCAACCCACAGTGCTATATCGGCGTAGACACCGGGGAAAGCGTGGAAGACGAAACGCTCGTCGTGATGGAACACCGGTATCCCATCCTGTTCCCGGCAGCCCGCGCCTCCTTTGAGCGCAACCACGCAAAGATAACGTGGGACAACCACATGGACCGGTACGGAAGCGCCCCGGTCATCATCACCGCCCCAAAGGACGCGAGCGCCGCCGTCATGGACGCGCTGGAACGGGCTTGCGAACAGCTTAAATCAGGCGCCTCCATCGTGCTGCCTCCTGACTGCAAGGCGGAACCGCTCAAGGCGTCCAATATCAACGAAAACTATTTTCTTTCACGCATCAACATGGCCGACAAAGACCAGGTGCGTTTTGTCATGGCTGGAACCCTGACCGTACTGAACGAATCAGGATCCGGCACGCTGGCCGGGTCCGCCCATACGGACAGCTGGAATGCGGTGGTATCCGCCGTCTGCTCCAAAGTGGCGGAAGCGTTCAACACCGCCATCAGCCCGCTTATATTGGGAGACGGCGAACCGCTGGCCCGCCTCCACATCACCTTTGACACCGTCCAGACGCCATTGCAGAAGGCCGAGGAAATCGCCGCCCTTGCGGACGGAGGCGTCCGTCCGGAGAAAACCGAAATCGAAGAAAAGATCGGCATGTCGATCGAGGACTCAAGGGAGCCCGTTCCGGCGATGGCGGCAGTCAACAGGGATGGCCCCGCATCCCTCATTCCACCCGACGCCTACGAACAGTTGCAGCAGATGATTTACGCCGGCCTCATGAAAGGATTTACCGATGATCAGTTCCAGACAAATCAATGACCTGTCCAGACCCGCCAACGGCTGGTTCCACGTTGAAAAAAGCGGGGACCATGACGTCGACTACGGCGAAGGCCCCGCCGTGCTGCGCATCGACGAGCAGGCGATCAGGGACATGGTGGACGACTTCAACGCCCGCACCTTTGACGGCCCAGGCATGCTCATCGACGGCGACCACCTGAGCCACGACCTTTCCCGCGATACGCGGGCGCTCGGATGGCTCAAGAATCTGGACACCTACCGAGACCCTTCCGGCACGCTGGAACTGTACGGGTTCATCGAATGGACGCCGCGCGGACTGAAGATGCTGGAGGACAAAGAATACACGCAATCATCCACCGAATACGGCGACGGGATGTCCTTCAAGGACGGCGTTTACCGTCCGTCACGGCTGACCGGATTCGCCCTGACCAACCGACCCCGTATCAAGGGCAAGCGGCCGCTGGTCAATCGAGAGACTTCCCCCGACTCCAACTACGAGTCCGGGGGCGACACCAAAAGCCCCGAAGAGGGGGAAACAACCCAGAACACCAATATGGACAACGACGATAGAGAATATCCGTCCAAGGAAATGGACAAGGCCCAGCGGGCCCTGTTTGATTCCCTGCTTGACAAGCTGGATGTCGAATTTGACGGCACCGACGACATGAGCAGGGCTATCCTCGGACGCCTTGACGAACTGCTCTCGCTGGAAAAGCGTGAGAAAGACCACGTGAACGCCGAAGTGGACGACGCCGTCAGCACGTACGAAAACGCGCTGGACGAAGAAGAACGCGAGGAATTCACGGAAGAACGCCGGGAAGAGCTGAAAAACTCTCTCCGGGAAAGCCCCGCCGCGCTGGACGCCTTTGTCAGGGCGCTCAACCGCCAGACTCAACCCAGGGACAAAGAGGAGACGGAGAAGAAAGAGCCGCCGAAAAGGCAGCCCCTGAACCGCCGCGTTACCCTGATGCCTCCCAATCCGTTCCGCAAGAAGGAATCCATCGACGGATTCCAGAACCGCGTGGACGAACTGATGAAGGGAGGAATGGAACGCTATGAAGCCTTCCAAAAAGCCACCGAGGAAGGCTACATCGTCACCTCCGAACGCTAACCATCAACCTGATCAAAACCAATGCCATCAATCAATATCACCCAAACGGACGCCGAGGTCTACTTCAACGCGCCGGAAGGCGTTGACCTGTCCACGCTGGAAGGATCCGTCGTATCGCTGACCGGGAACCCGGATATTCCCGAGCTTGTCGGCAACCCGCTGACGGCTCTTCCCACGCAGACGCAGCTGCTCGGACTTGTCACGCAAATCCAACCCGACCGGGGCACCTGCTGCGCCGTTCTGGTCGGCATGTATGCCGGACTGGTCAAGGCGTCTCTTGCCGAGACTCCCGGAACCATCAGCGTAGGGACGCCTGTGACTATTACCGCCAATGGGACCTGGAAGGCCGCCGCCAGCGGCGACACCGTCTATGCCCGTGTCATTCATGAACCGTGGGAACCGGGAAAAATAGAAATCGGGTTCGTCGCTCCATACCAGGTTGCGGCCGCCTAACCATCACCTCTAACCATTAGAAAGACCAACAACAAGGGCTAATCTATTTTATTCAGCTGTTCAGTTTACCGATGTCCTGACCGCCTTTTCCGTGGGAGCGGGGAATACGGAACGGGACTCCATGATCAACCGCATCGCTCCGCTCGTCCCGGTATACGATATTTCCTTCCAGTATATGGTATGGGACACGCCGGCCGCGTTTACGGTGGAACCCATCCAGGTGGCGCCCGGTGAACCTCCCCGCCAGACTTCCATGCTCGGACGGACCGAAACCGATACCCTGCAGGGGTACGCGCTTACGGATCCGATTCCCGATATTATGCTGGGGGTCAACAGGGAAAAGGCGCAGGCGATTCTGCTTGCCCATGCCCGCTTCCTGGAATCGAAATTCGTCACATCTTACGAATACCAGCGCGCCAAGCTCATCGAGAGCCAGGTTCCGGCAGCGTCCGGTTATGGAGATTGGGACAATGCGCAGAAAAACCCGCTGACGGATTTGGACAACGCGATCCGCACCATCAATGCCACTGCCGGGAAAATGCCGAATACGATTGTTTTCGGTGCCAATGCCTGGGCCCGGCTTCGGTCGAACCCGCTGGCAAGGCAGGTAGTGTCGCACAACAGTGTCGGCCTGTTCGACGAAGATCTGCTGAACAGATCGCTGTATACGCGGATGAAGGAAGTCTACGTCAACAACATGCCTTTCTACGATCCCTCCGGTCAAGGGAAGACAATGATGGAAGACGACGTCTACATCCTCTACAAAGAAGATTCTCCGACGCAGTTTGACGCCTCGGCTATCAAGACCTTCGGGTTGAACGGACAGTTCCGCCGGGAAGTAACGACGGAATACTTCCCGACCAACAAGGAAACGAAGGTAACCAACCGGGTTTACTCGCTGACCAAGCTGACCAACCCCGGCGCGATTATCCGCATCAACACGGCATCCGGCGATTAACCCCAACGCCCGCCTCCATCATGTCCGCCTTTCCCGCCTGGTCCACGATCACCACGGACGAAGCCGACCGCCTTCTAGGCCTCAATACCATGGAGCGCAACGCCCTGGTGAAGGCCGGGGAGCAGCGCAGCCTGGACTACCAGGGTGTCATGATGGAGGCGGTCAACGATGTCTGCATGACCATCCGCGGGGCGCTGGCCAACAACCTCGCCCTGCGGCAATCGCTCCAAAACAGCGGCATGTACGACATTCCGCAGAGCATGCGCGCCCTGGCATGGCCGATGATCATCCGTCAGCTCTACCTGCGCTACCAGCTCAACCTGACCGAAACGCGCCAGAAAGCCGCCGAATCGGCCGACGCGATGCTGGCTCTCTATGCCCGGGGCGACATGCTGCCGGAAAGCGTGGACGGATCCGCTCCCGCGGACCCCGCCTACATGATGCCGCGCTACACGCGCCGGCCCTGGTTCAACCCGATGCGAAGCACCTACCGATGATGACTGCCGCCCAGAGAGAGATGATCGCCAACGACTACGCCGAGCGCGCTTTTTTCGTGTCCGGCGTGGAACCCGGCGTTATCCTGTCCGATTTCGAGGACAAGGCCGCGAAAGTCGCATCCGGCGCCTTGAGCTACGAGGAAGCGCAGCAGGCCATCCGCGAAACCCTGCGCCAGCAGGGCTACCGTCCCCCGGCGACGGGTCAGGGAGGCATTCAGGATTTGTCCTCCTGGGTCCGCATCCAGGTCGTGATGGAAACCAACGCGGCCATGGCCCACGGATACCGGAACTGGTACAACTGGACACAGGATGAAGACACGGCCGCCTTCAAATTTTACCGCTCCCAAGGCAGGGAAGATCCCCGCTATTGGGCCGAACGCTGGAACCGGGCCAGAGCGGGGCTGGAAGAAGAAGCCACGGAGGCGGTATCCTCCGGGTTCATCCGGGGGGATATTGTCGGCTATGCGTTGACTTGCTCCGATATATGGATACGGCTTTCGAGGTTTGGGACGCCTTATCCCCCATTCGACTATCTTTCAGGGATGAACATTGCCCCCATAAGCGCAGACGAGGCCCGTGCCGCAGGTCTTGAGGTTTCCCGCGTCCGTCCCGCTCCGGCCAGCTTCAACGCCACGCTGGAAAGCAATGCCCAGGGCGTGACGGAAGCCAACAAGAAGAAGATCCGCAGCATCCTGAAAGACGCCCTGCGCGTCAACAACGAAAACGACGGCAATACCACCTTTGTCTATACCGACCCGAACGGCACACGGCCTTACATGGACGCGGAACTGGCGGAACTTCTGTCAGGGGATTTCCCGGAAGAGATCCCCTTGCGCCAGGCCCAGGCCTTCCGCCTGGCGGCAGCCGGGGGAGCGGTGGCCGGAACGCTGGCATCCCTCTACCTGGACCGCCTGCTGGACCGCCTGTTCTCCGAGCCGGAAGACGTCTGGTTCGCCCGGCCCGCGGATGTGGCTGCCGCATCGTCCCGCCAGTTCATCCCCGTCTCCCGGAAGGAAGAGGGGGAATTCACATGGCGCCTTACCTCCGGGCACGTCAGGAAAGTGGAAGACGTCGCCGGAGCTCTCCACGTGGAACTGCCAACCCCTTATGTTTTGCCCGTCAAATGGCTGTAACCGTCCATATCGACCAGACCGCGATTGACCGGGCGTTTGCCGAGATGGAGCCGTCTGCGTCCCGGCACAAAACAGCCATCCGCAAAGCGGGCGTCGCCCTCAGCCTGCTCATTCAGGAAACCCTGCGCCAGCAGGGCAAGGACTACTACGACGGCGCGGCGGATGCCACCTCCATGGAAGAAACCGCCGAGGGCGTCAGCGTCTCCATTGCCTGGCGCGGTATCGGCCTGCACTGGCTCGGCACGCAGGGCTATCTGGGCGGCCCGCTCCGGCCCACGGGGCGCACCTCGGAAATCACGGGGCAGCCGATCCAAAACCTCGCGATTCCCACCATCAACGCCCCGCGCGGGCATGGAGGGGCCCGGAGCATTTACAGCGCCGGATTCCGCAAAGACGATTTGCAATTCATTCCCTCCAAAAACGGAGGACGCAACGGCAATGTGACCGGCGTCCTCATCCTCAAGACGGCGCAGTCGTCCACCGGAAAGAAAGCGGCCCGGAAGCTGTTCCGCAAAGGAGCCAAAACCGGGGACGTCCTCTACGTGCTTTGCCGCGAAGTCACGATCCCGCCCACGCTGGGGATCCTCCCGACGCTGGACCGGATGGCGCAGCGCGCCGCGGAAACCTACCTCGCCAACATCGGAAACGAATCATGATCCCCTCCCTTGACCAAACCATGTGCCGGCGCATCATTGAGCGCCTGCAGAGCCTCGGAACATTGGACTGCCATATCTTTGAGCGGCCCTTTGACCCCCAGTACGCCGCCAATGACATCATCATGTCGGCGATGGGCAACAACGGCGTGGTGCTGGTGTGTCCGGGAGATGCGGACGAATACCAGGACGGGCACGGGCAGACGGAAGCGCCGACCATGTGGCGGCAGTATTTCATCATTGCCGCCGTCTACCACAACGCGGCCCTGTTCCCCCCGGAATGCCTGACGCCCGACTACTACCTGCGGGCGGTAGGCGACGAAATTGAAGAAGCCCTGTGGAACTGGAACCCTTTTACCTTTGCCGCGCCTGCGATGATGAAACCGAAAATCAAAGGCCGTTTTTCCTCTTCCGCCGTCATCGACGGCGAGAAGCGGCAAATGAACGTTTTGACCGTGGATTACCGCGTCCCGGTCAATATTAACATCAGAAACAACCCGCAATTCCAATGAGCAGAAGAGCAACAACCAAAAAGAAGGCCACCAGGCAAGTCCCGGCGGAACCCGAATCAGCCGGGGAATCTCCGGATCAAACGCCGGCAACGCCGGATGAACTCCGGGAATCCGACGATAAACCATCGTCCACGCCCGACCAAACGCCGGCAACGCCCGGCAAGAAGGCCGTCCGGGTCATTCGCACCCGTGCGGAACTGGACGGGGGGCTGATTATCAGCCTTTCCATGAAAACCGATACCCCGGAACTTCCCGCGCCCGTCGCGGAAGCTCTGCAAACCCTCAACCTTGTTGACATCAAATGAGCAAAGCAACTGCCGCCAATACCGAACCGGACAAAAAGACGGAGCAGGCCGCCGTCATCGACACGAACATCCTCATTCTCGCCAAAGAAGTGCGCATAGGGCGTTCAACGTTCTTGAAAGGAGCGCATATTCGTGTTACGAAAGAACTCGCCAATAAACTGGAAGCCGACGGCAAGGCATCCATCATCTACTAACCATTTCAAGCATCAGGGCTACTACATACGACCCCACTTTTAGCAACCGCAACGTGACGCCGCAGATTACCGGCGTTCTGGCTATTTTCCTTCCCGACGGGATCAAGGTGACCGAGGACGAGGGAGCTTCTTACGTCACCGGGCCGGACCAGTTTCCGACGCCTCCGACATCTCCGCCGACGGATCCGACCGCCGGGCCGGAAGCGCCCTGGGTGAGCTTCGGACTGCTGGGCGCGTTCCAGTCCGTCGCCACGCAAGTCGAAGGAGAAGTGACGCGCTTTTACGGCGGCGCGCTGGGCTACCGCCAGCAGCGCAAGAACACGACGACCGGCAAGCGCCTGACCTTTACCACGCCGGACATGTCCCCCGAATGGTTCCAGCTGTCTTTCGCTCTGGGAGCGCCTCCCGCCAATGGAGAGGAATCGACCACCGTCGGACATGGCGGCGACAACAAGATTGAGGGGTATCTTCATTTTTGGTACCAGAACGACGTCGGCACAATCTATCTGGTCGGAACGGCGCATGGCGCGTTGCGGCTCCTTCAGGATCCGGAACATACCACGGCGATCGCTTCACCCCAGTTCGAGTTCGAGATGGATTACCGCGGCAAGTACCAGTTCACGCCTTCCAATGTGCAGGACGTGACGCCGACGCCGGGTTCCTGACGTGTTTCACCAGGGGGCGGATGACGCCCCCGCATCCTTGTTTTTTTCAGGCAGCAGGCAGGCAAATATGATATCAGGACCGTCACAGGGCTGAACCAGTCCCTGGTTGTCCGCGTCGTGGATTTCCAGGGCGACCCCGTCGATATGGGCGGCGTCACCCTGCGCGGAGCCGTCCGCCTCAAGACGGGCGTGACGGAGTTCGGATTTTCCCGAGACGACGAGGGAAACGGCGTGATTTCCTGGGAGTCGGTGCCTGCGGGCATGTGGTCCTACGACGTCTTCATGGACGACGGAAGCGAAGAAAGCCCCCTTCTCTACGGTTGCTTTGTTTCTTCGGGCCGGGTAACGCCGGACTTGCCCGGCGAGCAGCAGGCCGTGGCGGCCGCGGTCGTCGTGCAGCTTCCGGAAGGAAGCGGCTGCGTGCAGGTAGTGCTTGATAATGCGTCCAGCGCCGCCTGGTACGCGGAACAGGCCAAGAAGTACGCGGAGAATTTTAGCCTGTCCGTTGACGAAGTCACCACCGGGGAACCGGGGACGCCCGCCGCCGCGGAAGCCGTCAAAGGGGAGGCTGCCGGATCCTATAAGCTCTCCTTCACCATTCCCCGCGGGGATGTCGGTCCCGAAGGGCCGGCAGGCCCGCAGGGAGAACGGGGCGAAACCGGCCCCGAAGGGCCGCAGGGCCCCCGCGGAGAAACCGGGGAACGGGGGCCGCAGGGCGAAACGGGCGAGCAGGGCCCGCAGGGAGATACGGGCCCGGCCGGCCCGCAAGGTCCCGAAGGCCCGCAGGGGCCGGAAGGTCCGGTGGGGCCCCAGGGCCCTCAAGGGGAAAAGGGAGATCCCGGCGACGTCAATACGGAAGAATCGTATACGTGGAGCCAGCCCCAGGCGTTTTCAAGCGCCATCAACGCCAATGGAGGCGTCAACATCCCGCTGGCCGTGGGAGCGCCGACCAATGAATCCGGCGTCAACCGCCTGTATGCCGCGGGCATGGCCGGCGCAGCCAATGCTTATGCGGCGGCGGCTTTCCTGAATACGGACTCGATGACAACTACCGGCACGGCAACGGTGACTAAAACGGTTCCCTACCAGATGGCCCGCATAGGCATTCCCTCGGGCGCTCACACGACTATTCAGGCCCCCTTTGAAGGCCCCAGTTCCCAATGGAATTATTCTTCCTGGGCCGGCTTTTCATTTGTCTGGCGGGCCACGGCCGCGGCGAAGATAACGATGGGCATCGGCCGGGGAGCGAAAACAATCAGGGCGGACCTTACCACCGACTCCTACACGATTATTCCGGGCAATGACCTGGCATTTAATTCCGGGGAGATTCTGGACATCACCTTTGACAACGTGCGCGATACGGCTCGCAACGGCTATACGGTGCGCGTGCGTGAAATTTATGCGCTGACGTCCGCCGATGGATGGCAGGTCAAGACGACGACCAGCTTTATACCGGCGACGCAGAACGAGCCCGTCCCGTGGACGGTCTGCAAGATTATTTACCAGCAGCAGACGGTTGCCAACAGCAGCGTTTATGAAAACCTGGGAGGCCTCTGGCTGCTGGTCACGGGGGCACAGACCAACAACCTGTTCAAGATCGCCACCTGCCGGGGCGTCTCCAATTTTGAGACCGGCGTCGGCATTTCCCGCTGGGTGACGGATGTGATCAACACCACCAGCGGCACGGCTTCCGTTTATGCGGGACCCGGGGAATATGCCTATTACCAGCCGGGCAATGTGAACCCCCTCTTTTACGGGTTGGACGCGATAGGAACGAATGCCATTGAATCCGAGGCAACCGCCGCTTTTGAAGATATTAACGTACCAATAGAATGAACAGAGCAGAAATACAAATACAGTTCCCGAAACCCGGTCAATGGGATGAATTCGGCCTGGCGGCCATTTACCAGGACGCGGAAGGGTACACGCGGGCAGACATCTATACAGCGGACGAGATACCAGCGGAGCAGGCTCCGGCCATGCAGGCGGTAGTGGCCGCGCTGGTGGGATTGTCGGAACCGTGGCAGGCCTCCCAGGTTTGGGCGCGGCTGAAAGAGTTTTACGTTCCGGAGGCGGATGAACCGATGCGGACGACGGAAACTGTGGATTTGACCGTTGAGGCCGTCAATCCCCAGGGCGGGCGCAGGGTGTTCACTTCCCGTGATTACCCGGCTTTTGTGATCACGGATCCCGCCGCCGTGGACTTTTTCAAATACTTCACCAAACAATAAACCATGAATATCAGCAAAGAAGACATCGAAAAGGCCCAGCAGGCGGCATCCGCCCGTTGGGGGAATTGGGTCAAGTACGTGATTGCCGCCATCATCGGCGCTCTGGCCACAGCCGGTTACATCACCGTCACGGGGTGCGGCCATTCCGTGGACGTAACGCCGGACAAGACGGTCGTATGCAAGGACGGCTCCTGCCTGGTTCTGGAACCGGGCCATATTTCCTATTCACAGGCGCAACCCGAAACGGACGTTCCGCCCGTTGTGCAGGTAATTCCCTCCAAGAAGTAACACCATGTGCAAACTCTCCGAAGTGCCGGCGCGTTTCATGGATTTTGCCAAGGCGTCACCCGTGTTTGCCTGCGTCATGCTGTCGCTGGTCATTTGCGGCGCGTCCTGCTGGTACATCGGAGATGTCATGGGACACCATAATGACCGGCTGTGTGACCTGATGACCATGCAGACACAGGCCCAGGTCGAGACGGCCAAGGCGATTCAGCTGCTTGCCGTCAGAATTGAGAATATCGAACGGAAGTTGGAAAAATAGGCAACAGTAAAGTTTTTCTTACCAGTTCAATCATATTAACGACCAACCATTAAAGGAGAATACTCATGAAAATAGCCATTGATATTGGACATGCCAACAACACCGGATCCCGCGGGAACGGTCTTGAAGAACACGCCGTCGCCGTGACGATCGCCGAATGCCTTGCCCCCATGCTTCAGGGACTGGGCGCCAAGGTGGACGTGATTGACTTTCCTGGCATGAGCAATGCCCAGGATTTGAACGCCACCATCAAGGCCGCCAATGAAGGCGGCTATGACTTCGGCATTTCCCTTCATTGTGACAGCGCCAGTACTGAAAAAACGGTGGAAACTGAAACAGGGCCGGAAATCATAAACGTCCCAAATCCCGGCCCGCATGGCGCCCATGTATGTTTTTACCCGGGCAGCGTCAAGGGCAGCAGGCTGGCCATGTGCATCGCGGAACCTCTTTCCCGCCTGCTTCCCGGCCGGGCCAATACCGTGCAGTCGCGTCCGGGCCTCGCCGTCCTGAAAAGGACCCGCTGCCCGTGGGTGCTGTGCGAATGCGGCTTTATCACCAATCCTGAAAACGCCGCCCTGATGAAGGACCATCCCGGACGCATTGCCGAAGCGATTGCCGAAGGGGTGAAGGACTACCTCAACCAGTAACCGCCCATGACCTACCAGGCCCCCTACGCAGCCCGCTACGTTTCCGCCGCCGGCAACCAGATTCAGCTGCTCAACCTCTGGGACGATACGCCGGAGCCGCCCCGTTTCGGCGGTTCCATGGAAGCATTTGAAACGTCGCTGGTAGACGGTCCCAGGGCGTTCGCGCAGGGGCTTGGGAGCGCCGTGGAGCAGCGCACAATCGCGTTTTACCGCTGGTTCGTTGATTTTCAGGATATGGCCTCCTATCAAGAGAACATGGCTCTGTGGCTGGCCAGCAACCAGAACGGCTATCTCTACCTGCAGTTCGCCGAACAGCCGCAATGGCGGTTTGCCGCCGTCATCACCGGCTACCAGTTTGAAACCGAAAACTTCGTCCCGCCTCCGTCTCCAGAGGACGGCTATCTGTGCCTGCTGGTCACGCTGACCATGACCGTCACCGACAGGACACCAGACAATTCCAACTGGGTTTTTGCCGTGACACCCGCTTCTTTTGACGTGCCCGTCCAGGGGGGTGAATATACCGTGAACGTGGAATCTTCGTTTACCCCGGGTCCGGTCGGGCAGGGGTGGCAGATAGCCGACGTCTCCGAAGGGTTGATCGTCTCCGATGTGGTCAACGGGAACAACGGATCATTCAAGGTGGCAGTCTCCGCCAATGAAGGAGACGAGGACAGGACCATGTCGCTCCAGGTCATTCAGGACGGAACCGGGCAGGCTGTTGAGGTTGAATTTCGTCAGCCGCTTCCTACTTTCTCATTCAGCCTTTCTCCAACCGAATTGCAGGTTCCCATTACTGGAGGCGATTATTCTGTGAATGTGTCTTCTTTTTACAGTCCGGGAGAGGTCAGCGTTGACTGGACGGCCAGTTCTCCAAGTTCCTCTGTCGTCATCTCCGATGTGGTCAACGGCAACAACGGATCATTCAAGGTGGCAGTCTCCGCCAACGAGGGAGCGTCGGGAACAGTAAGAATCACCGCGACACAACAGGACTCCGGGGAAAAAGCGTACCTTAGAGTGCTGCGCGCGGGACTGGTCACGCGCAATTATACGCTCCCACCTCCCCAGGGAGAGTATACGGATGTCCCGATGGGATACAGGTCTTGGCGGTTCATCCCCTCGGACGTTTATCCCGATTTCCCGGAAGGCAACCCGGAAGGAAAGGGAATCACGCTGCAGGAAATCGTGACGACGAATCCTACGAGCGCCAATTCAGGCACGTTGTCGCTTTACCGGGTGGAAAATGGAACGGCTTCTCTTCTGGCGACCAGCAATGAGGCTGTTTCCACCGGAGAGGGCGGAAATGTGAAATGGACGTTTTCTCCAGGCGTGGAAATTCGTTCGGACTGGCAGCTGGTTGTAGAAAATCAGAACGGCATTTATGAGAAGAACGCCATGCTGAACAACCCTCAGTCATTTGACGGCCTTGGCAATGATGCTTATCCGGCCGCCGCTACCGCCCCCGGACGCACGTTCAGCTTATCCCTCACCATCCGCTATACTTCCATTGATTACCCTTCTTAACAACATATCAACCATCATCATGAACGAACAACAAGAACACGGAATTGAACGGCTTTTCATTGAATTCGCCGAAGAATGCAACAAGACCCCGAATCTGAAACAGGCAGCGCAGGAGATGCGTGAAGGCGTCTTTGAGGCTGCGGAATCCGCCGGCGTCAATCCTTCCCATGCCTTCGGCGTCATCATCCGCGATATGATGATGCTGGAATTCCTGCAGAAACGCGTGGAAGAATCCCGGACGGCGCTCACGTCCGGGAATTTGCCCGCTTTCGTCATCGAAGAAGTCCGCGCTCAACGATAACACCCTACCATCCCGACCACCATGGCCATCAAGAAAGAAATTGAAGTAGATGTTAAGTACTCCGTTGACAATAAGGGTATTGATGAAGCTCGCAAACAAATTGAATCCCTGAAAAATGCCGGGAATTCATCTTCCGGAGGAAAAGCCACTGCTGATGAACAGTCCAAAGCGGCCGAAAAAGAAGTGCAGGCGGAAGAACGCAGGCAGAAGAAAGCTAAGGAGGCCGCGGATGCTATCGAACAAGCCAGAAGAAGAGAAAAAGCCGCCTTGGAGGAACTTGTTGCGGAATTGGAGCAATATCAGGCCGTTCTGCAGAAAGCAACGCAGCTGGAAAATCATCCCGACCGGTTAAAAGCCCTGAAGAATATTCAGGAACTGGAAAGGAGGATTGATGCGTTGACCAAGGCGCAGGAACGGCAAGCGCAGGCAGCGGAAAAAGTCGCTCTGACAGAAAAAAAAGTCGCGCAATCGTCGAACCAGCTCGACCGAAACAGCCAGCAGGCAACCCGGAGCGTGAAGAATATGGGGCAGGGAATGCTGCAGGTTGCCTATTTCATGGATGACGTGCAGTATGGCATCAAGGGCATCCTGAACAATATTCCGGGGCTTGTGATGGGCTTCGGAGGCGGGGCAGGGCTGGCCGGGGCTGTCTCCATTGCCGTGTTAGCCGGAGCGAAGCTTTACGAGTGGATGGGAAACACGGAAGCAAAATCCAAAGAACTCGCTAAGGCCCTTGAACAACAAAATGAAGCCATTAAGGAATCCCAGGAAATCGTCGCGTCCTTCAATAACGAGGCAGCTTTAAAGACGTCCAATGATTTGACGGCAAAAATAGCAGGAAACCGAAAAGAAGAAGCCCAGGCATTAAAAGAATCTGTACGGGAGCAGCAGCGTTTGCTGGACCTGCAATCAAAGATTCTGGACAATCAGGATCAGGCGGATTTGTTGAAACTGGAAACTGATTACTATAGCGGGGCGTTCGGCGATCCTGAAAGTTTTTCCGCGCGTTTGTTCTTTGAAGGCAAACAGGAAGACATCAGACTTCGAGCCCGTGCCCGGCATCGACAAGAACAGGAAGAATCCGCCAGAATCAATGTATCTAACGCGGAAAGGGATTTAGCGTCAAAAACCGAAGCCACCAACAGAAACAGCGAACGTTTGGGAGGATTGCAGGACCAGAATATTTTATCCTACCAGGAACGGGAAAAGCTCAATGGCGAAATCCTTAATGCGGAAAAACAAATATTTGATAACTTGCTTTCTATAGCCAAAACCACACGGAATGCCGCTGAACTAACAGGAAATTTTAAGGGATTTGGAAGAATATCAGACGACGATCTTCAAGGTTGGATTAAGCAATTAATTGAAAATGGAGGTAATACAAGTGTTTTAAAAAATACATTTTTTCAAGGAGTTAGTGCACATAATTCCAACGTCTTTAGAACGGCTCCAAAGTTAATGGAAGACGTTCTATCCATAGGAAATGGCAGGGTGCAGTTAGATCGCCTGAACGCCTTAAGAAACCAAAGGACGGCTTCTGATAACGCTCTTGTCGATGCAGGATATGACGTCAGCACGGATGATGCGTTGCGTGAAGCATATAAGAACAGAGACAAAGCGGTAGAACAGGCGCAGGAATCGCTTAAAAAGGCGATAGAAGATCAAACGGAAGCGGAGAAATCTTTAACTACAAGCACGCAACAGCTTGAAGAAGTCCGAAAAATAAATGCTTCCGAAGAAAAAATTGACGAAGCGCAGCGGGAGAGGAACGAGGCTGTGGAACAGCAAAAAAGGATTGTCCAGGCACAGAAGGAGAATGAAAACGCTATCAAAGATCAGATACGGGAAAGGGAAAACGAAGTCCGTGAACTGAAAAAGGAAATCTCCAGGCTCAAAGAGCGAACCAAGAACCAGAGGGACAAACGTGACAATATCATCGAGAACGTTAACCTGGCCGGATTCAGCAAATCGTTGACCGACGCCTTGTCAAGCCCCGATAAAGATGTCAGCGGAAGAGCGCGGGAACGAAAGTCCAATATTAATGAAGCCTATAGTGCCATCATCAGGTACATCAAAGACGCTTTCAAGGATAACAGGGTCACCGAGAACGAAATGGAGGTTCTCTCGAAAAAATTAATGCAGGAGCTGTCCTCAAGAGGCGAGAATAAAATCACCTATGCACAAACGCTTGATTTAGTGAAACGCATCATTGCCCTGGTAGAAAAGGGATCTTCCGACGGAAATCAATATCGTGCCGCGATCAAATCCATGGAGGCACGAGTTCAACGGCTCGAAAAAGAGTCCCAGGCACAGAAAACCGGTCTCAATATGGTGGCAGGCTGGTTCGTATCTTGACATTTTTGGATAATCACGTATCAGAATGGGGACATGTATTATTTCTATACGTCCGAGGGACAAACGGAAGGTCCGGTTTCGATGGAGGTGCTGGAAGATTATTTCTCCCAGAAAAAGATCAACGCGAAAACCATGATTTTTCAAGAGGGGGGGCAAGAATGGGAAGAGTTCGAGAAAGTGGTAGCAAAATATCGTAGTAATCAACTACCGTCATATTTAACTGGCATCAAATGGATAGGGATAGTAGCATTAATTGTTGTTATTGTTGCCATCATTGGTTATGTAGGATTAGTAGGCTTATTGTTAGAGATAGGTGTTGTTTGCCTTTTAATCATTGGTGCAATAAGAATCTATAAAATGAAACCAGCAGCCACCGAAAAACAAAAACAAACGAGTCAGACAACCCTTATAGGTTATTATTTCCCTATGATAGGGGGATTTGTAGCTGTTGCTGGAATCATCGGATTTTTTGTTTGTATAGCAAATGAATTGGTCGGTTTGTCCATTGCCTGTCTTTTATCTGGATTCTTTTCGTTAATGTTTTTCCTGTGGATGGGGCAAATTTACGACCGGATTGCGGAATGCGTCCATATCTTGAAAAACATGCAGGACAGGAATAAATAGAACCTTAACCTTTTTACAAGCAGCAGGAACCACGACATCACCATTAATGATTTGCTGGCTCTCAAACCGTCGAGCCTCAATCACTCTCAAAGAAGCTTTTCCACCTCCACCATTACCGCGGTTTATCCCGTCCGCGCCCTGGACGAGGTCTTGCCCTTCCAGCAATTCGACACCGTCACCATCTCCCAAAACGGGAACACCATTCTTGCGGGCCTCGTTTCCAGCATCGAAAAGACCTACAGCGGCTCATCCCGTGCCTGGAAAATCGTCTTTTCCGATCCCTGGTATTACCTGGACAACTGCTTTGCCCTGGATTCCGAATGGAAGCCGGTCTTTTCCATGTGGCGCAAAACCAGTGGCGGGGGTGGCATCATCCCCAAAATAAGCATTTCCTCCGCCCTTTCCCGGGTGCTGAATCTGGCCAAACACCACCCCGCGGACTACGAACTGCGGATCAGCGACGACAAAATGCTGATCCCGTGGAACGCCTCATGCGACACCCTTGGAAGTCTGCTCCAATCCATCCGCCACTGGTCGCCCCGCATGGTCACGTACTACGACTACAGCGGCGCGCGGCCCAAGCTGGTCATCACGGACTATGACGCCCTGTCGCCTATCTCCCTGCCATTGCAGCCGACGACGACAATCAAGTCCATGGATGTATCCCTGGTCCCCCGGGCCGACCTCGTGCCTCCCTGCGTGGCGATTGTCGCGGAAACTACCGGAAGCAACGGCTATCGCGTCTCTTACCTGTCCAAATACCCGGAAGACGGCGATCCGACCTTACCGCACTCCATCGTTTACCGAACGTCCGTAGACTTCTATTATTCTAAGTATAATTCTACAGGGGAACCGGTAGAAGATCCTCAACCGGTACAGGGAACCAGGGCCGGCAGCCTGTCCTACCAGCGCATGAAAGTGACGGGGACCCGGATTGACCAGAACGACATGATCAACAGTTTCTGGAAAAATCATTTCCCGTGGATGAAAGACGTGGACGCCCTCGCGGCCTATGATCAGGAGCCTGTCATCACTGGGAAGCCCTGGGACGGAACGGAGGAAGACAAACCGAAAGGCTATAATACCACGGCCACGGGCTATGAACTGACGGATGGGCAAATTCATACCAAATCCATCAGGCCGCAGTGGTGCAATGCCACCATCAAGCAGCGTCTCGCCATCCCGGAAAGCGCCCCTGCCAAGTGGCGGGAGAAATTCAAGAATGTGGGGACCTTGCAGGGTGTGCCCTGCTTTTGGGAAGAATTCTCGGTGGATCTGGTCACCATGGACCGCCCCTTTGCGAGCTACCCCATCGACGGCATCTACAACGGGGAGCAGCCCTCCAACGGGCCGGAAGAAGGGGAATCTGGGACTCCCTCGGAAGGTGTGCCCTATGGGGACATTGCCAAAACGGTGTGGGAATCCATGCAGGAATTGCCTTGGGACGGCTCTATATCCTTTGTCGCACTGGGGGATGCTCAAACGCAGCAATACATGGGCCGCCGCGTCTCGCTGCTGGGAGGAAACCCCGCATGGCAGAGTATCAACACCATGATCCAGACGGTGAACCGCGACCTGCAGACCAACGTCATTACGTTGTCCTATGGAGCTTTGAACTATTTAAGCATTGAAGACTGGATAAGATTGAGGAGCATCAACGCCAAATCTCGCGAGTCTTCCACGCTTGAAAACATGCAGGGCGCGCCGGAATCGACGGAATACGCCTTTGACCCCAAGCCGGAATCTCCGACCATCAGCCAGCATATTACCAAGTCCACCGGGGAAGCCACGCCCGCTCCGGAATACGGCTTCCAGGTGCGGGTGCAGAAAGATACGGAGGGAGCCGTCACCGGGGCGCAAATCAAGCCCGGCGCGCTCTATCTGAACGGAAATCTGCTCGGCAAATACCCGCAGGGGGGCAGTTCCGGATCCTCGTGGGTGCAGCTCACCCAAACCAGCGGGGAAGTATGGCTCAACGTCCAATTCGACCAGGACGCCAAATTGACAGGCGTTGACGTCTCCGGCATTCCGGGGACGGTGTACCCAATCAGGCTTGCCGAAGAAAAACCGGGCGTTAACTTCGACTATTCCTTCCTGATTGCCGACATCGAAGATGACCAGGTGACGCAATACGCCATGGGAATGATACAGATCCCGGTCTTCGGAGGAACCTTCTACCCCTACGGGCCAGCCTAATCAGACAACATCATGATCAGAATTTACCTATTCACCTATGCCGGCGACGCCGATGAAGCTCTCGTCTGCGTCCGGTGCGCTGCAGCGGCCCTCCCCGAAGCCGTCATCACGGTGGTGGACGACAGCGCCGCCCCGGTGCCCCCGGAGGCCAGGAGGGACCTTGTAGCGCATGGGGCGCGGTATCGCCGGAGTTCTTTCCCCCGCTGCGGCAACCTGCGCGGGCCGGACTGCGTCCGTGGCATCATTTCCACGCTGGCCCGTGGAGCGAGAGACCACGACATTATTGTCAAAATCGACTCCGACACGCTCCTGTTGTCGGGCGACTGGATCCGAGACATGCAGCGCCATGGGCTGGCTCTTCACGCCTCCGGATACCAGGTCCCCAGCCATCCTTCCGAACGTTCCGCCTATGGGCCGTGTTACGCCATCAGCGGACAGGCGGCCAGACTGGCGGCGAAGGAGCTGGAACAGGCTGACCTTCCTCCGCTCGCACCGGAAGACCTCACCATCTGCCGGGCGGTTCAGAATCACTTTCCCCCGGAACAAATCCGCCTTGATGAACCCTGGACGCCCTTTTACCGGGAAGGGAAGTGGACGGCGTGGAACTGGTTCAGCATCGCCGTGACTCCGCAGAAATACGCGGATTTCTGGATGGTTACCTTCGGCAACCCGCGTCCCACGAACATCCCGAAATCCGAGCGGGCCCGCGCAATGGACGCCTTGTTCCGCTGCCGTTTCCCGCAAAACGAAGACGGATCATCTTGTTGACGTCAACAACATGATCGGGGCAGGAAAGGAGGCTAACGGGCCACGCCGACTGCGATCTTGCTCATGGCCGCCTGGACGTCCGCAGAATCCGGACGGAAATAGACCCTTTCAATTTCTTCGGAATCGTGTCCGACGATGAAGCGGCATAAATCCGGGGACACCCCGGACAGGCGCAGGACGGTCACGGCGGTCGCCCGGAGGCTGTGGAAGCTCTTTTCCGAAAGCCGGTGACGGTCGCCTCTTACTTCCCCGGGCATTTCGCGGATGATTCCGTACGTTTTCAAGAGTGTGGTGAACTCCGTGGAAAGCTTGTCGGAACGCCCGCCCGCATGGGCATGGCGAAGTGCCGCCAAAGGGAACACGTAATCGTTCACCCGGTTGAGCAGACGCCTTTCCAACACCTCTTTCAAGGGCTGGATGATCGGTTTGTTCATGCGGCGCCGGCTCTTCTGCGTGGTCATGAACAGGAAGGAGTTCTTCAAGTCAATCTGCTCCCATTTCAGCGTCGCCAGGTCTCCGAGGCGCTGGCCTCCGGTGTAGAGGCACACCCGCACCAGATCCGGCCATTCGTCGGGAAAGCATTCAATGATGGTATTTACTTCCTCCATCGTGAACGCGCCGCGCAGCTGCTTTTCCGCCTGGTGGTCCGACCGGGAAGGCATGACGCCCCGGAACGGATTCCGGGAAAGGATCTCCCGGTCTACAGCGGCATTGAACGCCGTGGAAAGCGTGGACACGTAGCGGATGACGGTGCCTGCGGAAACGCGCTCTAATTCAGTTTCTACAAAATCTTTAGCCATGCCTTTATTCAAGGCGGCCAGGGGCATATTCCGTCGGTCTCCGAGGTACGCCAGCAGCCGGCGGACGGCCATGCCGTCCCGCTCATAGGCCCGCTTCTTGTTTTTCCGTCCATCCAGCCAGTCAAACAGGAACCGGCTCACCGTCATGCCGTTCATGGTGGCTTTCAGCACGCCCGCTTGATCTCCGGCAATGGCCTTCACCTTGTCCAGGTCAAAAACCCCATAGCGGGCTTCCTTCTCCATCTCCTGGGCGACGAGACGCGCCCGCGCTTCATTCTGGGACATGACCGATTTTTTATTCGCTCCTGGGAGAAGCGCCCTGGGAACCACGTCGATTCCGGTGGTTTTCCGCAGCTCTTTTCCGTCCAGAGACCGGAAGACGGCCACCCATTTATTGTTGCGTTTGATGATGCCTGCCATAGTGCTGTACAGTCCTTAGACAAGGTACAGTCGCATGTACAGGGTACTTTTTTCTGTCAGGTGCTTTCAGGTGCGCTCAAAACTGCGCAAAACGTAGGAAAATCAAGGCCCATTCCGTCGTGTGCTGACGAAAATTGGCATCGCGTACGGGACTCGAACCCGTGTTGCCCGCGTGAAAGGCGGGAGTCCTAGACCGCTAGACGAACGCGACTTTTAGGTTTGCAGGGACTGCGCGGCGAAGTAAATACTACCGGAAGCCGAAAGGCAAGAATTATTTGAATCCGAGTTAAAAAAATCGTTATTTTCCTTCCGGTATGTGGGATTCGTCGTAATCGTCCAGCCTGTGCTGCCAGAGGTAGTACCGCGTTTGCTGGACAAGCACGCCGGAAAGTGCCAGCAGGGAAATGAGGTTGGGCAGGGCCATCAGTCCGTTGGCGCAGTCTGCAAAAATCCATACCAGTTCTATTTTAGAGACGCAGCCGATGAAGACCGCCGCCACCCAGATGACGCGGTAAGGCATGATCAGCCGGATGCCTCCCAGGTATTCCAGCGCTTTTTCTCCAAAGTAGGACCAGCCCAGAATGGTGGAAACTACAAACGTAACCAGGCTGAGCGTGAGCAGAGGGGAGCCTATGTAAGGAATTTTGCTGAATGCCAGCGTAGTAAGCCTGGGGCCGTCCGTGCAGGAAATGTCCGGATGCGCGATGATGCTGGTGGTCAGCACAATTCCCGTCAGGGCGCAGATGATGACGGTATCCCAGAAGGGGCCGCTGGAAGAGATGAGCGCCTGCCTGACGGGGTTGCGGTTCTGCGCTGCGGCGGAGGCGATGGCTGCGGATCCTAGGCCGGCCTCATTGGAAAAGAGGCCCCGGGCCACACCGGTTCTCATTGCCGCCATGACGGCCGCTCCTGCTGCGCCCCCGGCGGCGGCTTCTCCCGTGAAGGCGCAGTCCAGAATATACCGGATGGCGGGAATAATATACTCTGCCTGTACGGTCAGGATATACAGGCATCCCATGATATAGATGACGGCCATGAACGGCACGAAGAAAGCGCATACCCTGGCAATGCCCTGGATGCCTCCCAGCATTACCAGAGCCGTCAATGCCGTCAGAACGGCGGCTGTTCCCCAGGAGGGAATGGAAAAGGCGTGGTGGAGCTGTTCCGCCGCTGCGTTCCCTTGCGTCAGATTGCCGATCCCGAAGGCGGCAATGGCCGTGAAGACGGCGAAGGCTGCCCCCAGCCATTTGCTGTTCAGACCGCGTTCCAGCACGAACATGGGGCCTCCGCTCATATTGCCGTCCTTGTTTTCCACCCGGTATTTGATGGCGAGCAATCCTTCCGAATAACGGGTTGCCATTCCCAGAACTCCCGTCAGCCAGCACCAAAAGACGGCGCCGGGGCCTCCGGCTGCAATCGCCACGCCCACGCCGATGATATTCCCGGCGCCGATGTTGGCTGCCAGGGCCACCATCAGGGAGCTGAACGGGGAGATATCTCCCTTGTCCGTATGATCTTTCACAAAATACAATTTCAGGGCCTTAAGCAGATAACGCTGCGGAAACCGCAGGATGGCGGTGAGGTACAGGTGCGTGCCCAGCAGCATGATGAGCAGGGGCCATCCCCACAGGAAGCTGCTGAAAGCGGACAGCCAGGATGTGAGCGTGTCCCCGGTCTGGAAAAAGGCATTTTGGAGGGCGTCAAGCATACCGAGGGATTCTAGGGAAAAGAAGCGTGGTGACAAGTCCTTAAACAAATGACGGAGAAAGGTTTTTCACAATGTCATGAGCCTGGGCCCGGAGTTTTCCGTTTTTGGGGAATCGGTTCCAGGAAAAATGCCGTCTCCCGTATTCGAGTATCGTTCCCCTGAAAAGAAGATGTGTGTTCCTGGTGCGGCTCTTCCTTCCCCGGAAGCGGAGGAGGCAGGTGCGGACGAGCTGCTGACTGTGGAAAGGGTTGCCTGTTTCCGGCGCGCGCATTCTTATCATAGGCTCCGCCATGTCCTTGGAATGGTTAAAACCTTCGGACAAGACGGTGTTGACTGCGGCGGTGGGAGCAGATAAAACCTTGAAACAGGGTGTCAATCCGGCCGAGGGAAAGGCGTTTCCCGCTCAGGCGGTTGTGTGGCCGTGACGGTACAGGCGGATAATCAATAATT